GGCTGGCCGATATCGTTGCATTCACAGCTGCCTTGGTGCTTGACTGCAATGCGTCAGCATTCAGACCCATGGCGGCCTTGCTCATGCCGGTGCGATCTTCTTTGATCTGGTCCATGTATTCCATCATCGGGAATGCGGCCTGACCCACAAATGGAGTCGTTAAAGGCTGGACCATGCCTGGCGCTCGCATTCTAATAATCGCGCCCGTCTCGTTGTTCAAGACATCATCGATGTTGACTTGGCCTTCGACCACCGCTGTGCGCGGGTGGATCGACTGGGCCAGACTGTCCAATGTGTTTCGGAGTATTTCCGACTTGATTTCTTGCAAGTCGCGGGTGATGTCAAAAATCGACATGGCCTCCAAGGGAGAAGTGTGTGGCTCTGGGTCGCAGGGAAAGTCAGCAAAGGGAATGTAGCTGGCTGGCAGATTACGCACCACCTTATAGCCACCGCCCATGCAGCAGACTTTTCTAAGCTCTGCAATGCCATCACCATCAAAGTCCACGCGGGAATAAGCCTCGATGTACAGCACTCTGCGCATCATCGGGTTGGCCGCGTCATTTGTGCCAAATGTCGTGGACAGTGGCTGACGGGCTAAATACTCGTCATTGCTGTCCAAGTCAGTCGATGACATATTCTCTTCGATCTCATCCTGGTCATAACCCATGGCCAACAAATCAGCCATGGTGGCCATCTGCCGGTGGGCAATAATGGTTGAGTCGTCAAACGATCTGGCGCGTCTGTCTAGTAATAGCTCTTCGGGTGGCACGGCCATGATTCTGATCCGGCCATCCTTTGTGATGCGCTTGATCTGCACATCATGGACCATAGCGGGTGGGGCCATAACTGGCTGGCCAGTCATGGGGTCCACTGTGCTGATCTGCATCTCGTCAATGGCAGGGTCAGGGTAGGACGTAATGATCTTGACCTCGCCACCAGGCTCTTGCATCAGCATCTCTAGGGTCTGGTCATCGAGGCCGGTGTACTCTTCGATTCGGACCTTTTCCTCATCTTCCCACCAGAATTTGGCTATGCCGCACTTGCGCACCAGTGCATCTTTAAAGATGGCATAACTGGTCAAAAACCCGTTGTTGTCATTTTGGAATACGTAGTTTGCGTAGTCTGTCGCCTGCTGGGCCATCTTCACATCTTCTGGGCCACGGGGGGCAAACTCGACCACATTCTCAGAATTAAAGAAAACGCGCATCAGGCTTGGCAGCATGGCCGAGACAGTGTCGCGCACTTCCATGGCCACCACCTTGCTGTTGCCTTCGACCTCATTGCCGAATAAATCACCGCGATAGTATTCAGTCCCTTTGGCGCGTGTCGGTGACAGATCACTGTCCACATAGCTGATGGCATCGGTCAGGTCTTGCGTGACAATGGCTTGCAGCTCTGCATCATCCATTGGCTCGGTGGCTGCAATGTCGGTGGATAAATTTTCGGTGATATTTTCAATCATGGCTTGACCTTTGTAAGAACCACAAACATGGAGTCCACAGCCCTTGGCGTGCGGATAATTTCGTCTTGTGGCAATTCTAGTGCTTCTCCCACCTTTGAGAGACGCATTTCCAGTGTTGTTAGCTCAAACCGATCCGGCCACCCCAAGTACCAGTGCCAATCGGTGTAATACCGCCAAGAATTCTCGTTGAATGCCCTGACATGGGTCGGGTCTTGCCAAGCGCCAAGACTCAGGTCATAAGGCACATGGATGCGCATCTCACCGCCCACCATCAAAAGCTCTTTGCAGTTGGTCATGGCATCGACCAGATTGGGGATGTGTTCCAACACATCATTGGCCACAATGGCCTCAAACATACCTGGCACAATTTCTAGCTGCCCAAACCTAGTCTTTAACGTGTCACCCCACTTGACCTTGCTGATATCGACCAGCCAGTCAGGATTCTTGCTGGCTTGAATATCTGCATTGAGATACTCAGGATTCCAGTCTTTGCCAGACCCAAGATTAAGAATCAAACCAGGCACTCGCATATTCGGGTCTGTTTTCTCTAAGCCATGGCAGCGCATCCTCATGCAGCTGCTTGGCGTTCATGCCAATGGTGTTTGAGCCAATGTGGTGAACGTAGCTCGCGCTCACATAATGGCCATAGCCTTTTTGCACTAAGTCCATACAATGCACATCGTCACTGTACCAATTCAGAGGGGGAAACTTTGCCTCTTCAAATGCATCACTTGATATCCATGCAAAGATTGGACTGATCTCTTGGACCAATTTAATGTGTGACTCAGAGGGGAATTTGTAGAAACTCAGCTTCTCTGGCTGGTCGGTGATTCGCACATTTTGACAAGGTCTGGCCGCATCGCACCTTGCCGCGACCCACCCAGCTTTGTAGCTGTTCATGGTCCTGACAATGGCCACATCTTCCATCAGCACCTTCACGCTGGTGGGGGTCAGCACGATGTCGTCATTGGCCACAATGCACGATGACCAGTCCTTGAGCGCTGCCGTGATCACCTCGTTATAGTCCTCGCCAAAGTTCCTTGGCTGGCCATAGATTTTGTAGTCAGCTTGGAAATTCTCAATCACCGACTCAGGGCCACGCAGATAGACCGGACACTCTGGCGCATATTGCCTGATACTTTCTAGCAATACGGCCAGACCATGGCCTTTGACAGTGGCAATGACAATCGGACAAATCATTTCTTCGCCTTATTTCTTGCAGATATTGCAGCCGCCTTCGCCTTGGCATCGGCCTTGGAGCTTGCACCCCATGCTTTCAATGACAGCAGCAGCCTGGTCGGCTCGCCACCCTTCATCTCAGGACCAGGCATATTGCCCATCCGCGCCAAGAATGATGCGCGTCTTGGGTTATCGCCAGCCTTGACTGGCGCCTTCAAGTTCATGCCCTCGGCCTTTGCACTGGCACGGCCCTTGGCATTTAAGCCGCCAGAGGGTGACTTACCCTCTTTACGCTGCCAAGCCGGTGTCTTCATTTCTTTGGCTTCTTGGCAGTCTTGGCCGCGGCCTTGAAGTCAGCAGCTGATGGCGCTCCCTTTGCACCAGGCTTGCGCATCTTCTCTTTGCTGCCTGCTTTGATGCGCTCTTGCTTGGCGTGAATGTTTGCGTATAAACCTTGTTTCATGACATCTCCTCGGTATCAGTTTCTTCGCCCGTATTCGGCCCACCGACCACCCATGCATCGCACGTTCTGCTTGCTGCGCACTTGAAATCAAAGATTTCGCAGTAACCCAGATCGGCCAGCTTGATTGTTCCCCACGGGTCAGCTTCCATGCCAATGCCTTGCGCAATGCACTCTTTGAGCTTGTCAGACACGTTGAATGCCGCGCAGTTACCGCATAGGCTTTTCTTTGAGTCTTCAATGCTCACATCCCACTGGTCTGACTTCTTACGCCAAAAAGCCTCGTTTGGCAGTTTGGGATTCTCAGGACCATAGGCAGCGCTGGTGATTGCCTTTGCGCGGTTTTTTAGATTGAGAGTAATGTCTTGCGTGGGCATGGGGCAGTTCTCGCCTGCGCTCATGTCCTCGCCCTCTTCTTTGTCCATGACCTGGTCCATGGTGCGTTTTAAAGTAGCCATTATTTTTTCGCCTTATTCTTTGCCGTGCGCTGACCGCGCATGGGCATCTTTGCCTCAGACATTGCAATGGCAATTGCCTGCTTGGGGTTCTTGACCACTGGGCCACCCTTGCCACTGTGCAGCTTGCCAGCTCCAAATTCGCCCATTACCTTGCCGACCTTCTTTTGCGCTTTACTCATTGCCTTCATAGGTTTCCCCCATTGGTTTGTCAATACCCGAATTATGCAACCCTGACTAGGTTTCTGCGCAGGGGTTGGGACCACTTTCCTGATCCGCTTGAGCCGTACATTCCCGCCACCGCGTCACTGGCAAATGTCAGGACAAAGGCATCGGCCTTGTCTGGGCTTGGCAATCCTCTCCTCTTGATCTCGTCTTTCCCCTCGATGGCGATCTTGCCGTTTGAAGTGAATGAGTACCGCACTGTGGCCAGTTCAGCAATCAGCACCTCATCCTTTGGCATCTTGCAATCTCTGGCTTCCAGCCAAGCCCTTGCTTTGTACCAAAGTTCAGCCTTCAGATTCCTGTAAGTTCCACCCATCGCGGGTGATTCACTCACATTGATCCCTCTGGCCGGCAGGCCCAGCTCTCTGAGCCGGTCCACCACGCCAGCCCCAAGTCCAATGCTATCGACCAGAATCTCTTTCGGCTGCTGGCTTGGTGGCAGCGCCTGATACTCGGCCACCACCGCGCCAGTCAATTGCATCAAGTCCAAATTTTTCCATGTCCGAATATTCTCTGTGACCGCATTCCCTTGGCGCTTGCAGAGGGCCGACCGGTCACTTCCAAACCGCGCCACATCCAAGCCCCAGAGCATGGGCGCGTAGTCACTGGGCGCGACATCCCGATTTACCGCGCTCTCTAGTAGGTCCATGGCAATGACAGTGTCGTCATCCCCCTTGGGGAATTCACCGATCACCCTGATCCGGTAGACGTTACTCTCCTCGCCATAGCGCATGGCCATCTCTTTGACGTACTCATCCGACACCCGTGGCGAGTCAGTACACGCCACTTGGAATGTGGTCCACTCATCAGCCAGGCGCGTGTGGGTGTCGTAGAAAAACCCACTAGACCTCACCGGATTCCCCAGTAACAGCGTCACCGCGTTATGGCCCGACATCGATCCAGCTGCGGCCTCGAACACTTGCTCTGGCACACCAGAAGCCTCATCGGCCACCAGCATCACGTTCTCTGAGTGAATCCCCTGCAAAGCCTCTGGCTGCTCGGCCCGACTTGTCCTGGCCGAAATAAACATCTCAGTCGGTGCAGCATTGAATTCAATCCTCTCTTGCTTGACAGTCAACAACCCCTGCAAAGGCAAAGGCATCGCATTGATCCAGCGCTTTAGCTCTGCAAACATCGCGTCATAAAGCTGAGAGCTTGTCGGTGCAGTCACCACCACCTTGACAGGACTCCTGGTCATAAAGTACCAGAGCATGGCCCAGCTGCTTGCCGTACTCTTGCCCACCCCGTGGCCAGACCTAACCGATATCTTCCTATCCCCACGGGCAATCGCCCCAAGAAACTTCACTTGCCATGGGTCAGGGTCCACACCAAGAACCTCCCGCACAAATAGCACTGGATCAGGCTGATACCTCTCCACCCATAACGCAAACACATTTTCTTTACTCATGGGTGGATCGTCTCATAGATGGCCCATGCCTTGGGACTCATCGCCCATCTGTGCGCATCTAGCTCATCAGTCCTGACCAAGATCAGCAAGTGATACGTCATCGCCAAATCAAACCTATCCTCATTGATCGCTTCCATCATCCGGATTTTCAAATCCAGCAACATCACACTAAGATGCAGCGCTGTCAACAAATCAGTCATCTCATCCTCACTTGCTTTAAGTTCTTACTGGTCTCCCGATTGGTCCAGCATGATGCACAAATCCATCTCGCTGCACTCATCTGCACACCACCCTCTGGCGGCTTTTTCTCTTCGCACTTATTGCACAGCTGCAATTTGTGCCCATGGCAGTTGCCGTTCAATCTCACATGATTGTTCACAAAATTACTCTTCATACCCTTGCCGGACAATCTCTGCCCTGGTTGCAGTTGCCATGGCATGGTGGACATTTCCGATCAATAAAATCATAGTCATTCACCCATGTCCTTAGTGTTAGACCACAGGCCGGACCAGTGGGTGGTGTTTCTCTCTCTTCTGGTTTCATTGAATATCTGTATATTGCCCATGCAATAATCAATACATTGAGTATTAATATTGAATAAACAATAATCACTGTATTCTCTGCACTTTATTATGTGGGTGCGTTAACCACTTATCACCCAATATTCTTAATGCCTTAATATATTGACGCTGATTATGTCTATTCGTGCTATTAGGCACATAATCGACATTAAACAAATATCTGACCTTAGTTAATAAACTGATGTTCATATTACTCCCACAATCTGGTTGATATCGACCCATGCGTGCCAGACAATCGTACTGTCTGGATTCGTCAGGGTGCAAAACATTTTGCCGTCTTTCACCTCATCAGTGTCTAAGACGATCCACTCTTGGCCTTTGATTGTGACTGTTGCCTGCTTTGTTTTCATGTTTTAGCTCCGTTGTTTGTGGAGTTGACATTTTTGCACAATTTGCGTTAGTTGTTACTTTTTTAAAAAATTTTTTTTGTAGGTGTTTAGTGCCGCCACTGTCGCCCCCGCCAAGCCGGCCAAGGGGGGGGTCGCGGCCACCGACCGCCAGCCGACCACCGCTGGGTTATCCACGGATTTTGGCCAACTTTATCCACAGATTCCTGTGCATAAGTAGGTCTGTAATACTTTAATGCACTTAATTCTGTGGATAACGAGTTATCCACTTAACATAATGGTCGTTGTATAAAGTGACTGAATCATTTGGTATTCGTTTATGCAGAATCGTCTAGTGATACGACAGATCGCTTGCGCAGTGCATCCAGCGCCATGCTTCCAAGGTCGATATTGACCAGGGGTTGCTGCTTGTCACCATACTCGTCTGGCGCCTGCTTAGAGGCCAGCCAGCGCCTTGTGTCCACCCGTAGCTTGGCCACTTGTGCCTCTTGAGGGCTTGCCGCGTCTGCAATTTCGAGGGTCTGCTCTGCTAAACTTCTCCCACCTCGCGTGCGTGCGCGTGCGAGGAGTTCTCCCCGCTTCGCATCTTTTTCGATCCATTTGTAGAAGCCACCGATGCTTATGTCCAGAGACTTAATCACTGAATCGGTTGTTTTCCCTTGTGAGATATGGTCAAAGAGCATAGCCTCACCACCAAATGCGTGAATTTTCTTATTGATTCCTGACATCTCTTTGCGCTCGATTGCAGCCTGGTCACGCAATGTGAGCTGGCGCTCGACAATGTTGTCGGCAAGTTCACTCAATGTGTTTGCACTCTTCTTTGGTTTTGCCATTCAGATAATCCTCAATTGTTTTAATTGCTTCGGCAGCTGATCTAGCGACCACTGCTCGATACCCTTTTGCATTTAACTGCAAACCTAATGCGCTTTGCTTATCCGACACCACACCGGCCTTGGTCTTCATTTCCACAAATAGCGCATGAAACCCGTTTTTAGGCTCTAGAACGCAAAGGTCGGGCATCCCTGCCAATACCCCTTCAGAATGCAATCTGACGCGCTCTGAGGCCGTTCTATCGCCACCATTGGGTATTGCCGCAATGATGCAGTCCGGATAGAACGCTCGAAAGTATTGCACCACCTTGACCTGGTCAATGTGTTCAGTGTTTTTTCTTTTGCGCTTTACGTCAACCACCATTCCTCGGATTCTACTGCCGAGGCTTTGGCTTGGAACAAGTGACATCGATGTTTGATGTCGGTCGGAAATGCGGCAAGGCCAGTTTGGCTGCACTGGTGTTCGGACCATGTGACTGTTGCCCATCCACCTTTGACCTTTGCATGGTCAAACATCCATTGCAGTGGCTTTGCGTTGACCTTTCGGTGTCTTTCCATTTGTTCGGCTGGCATCGACTGGCGCTGCTCCACTTCTACCGCTTTACTGCACTGATGGCAGAAAACGCGCTCATCTTCGACCCATTTGTCAGATTGTGGATAACCTGTGGATAACTGTTCAACTTGTTGGACCATTGCTTTTCTCCAAAAAGGGTCAAAAGTAAACCGGTATGGGTTAAGGAAATCTACCGGTTTACCTGTTTACTTTTCACTATCCCAAAACTGACCAGATTGGCCTGTGGATAAGTGGGTCTACGACCCCCACTTATACCAACAGACCTGCCTTTATCTAAACCGGTATACCGGTTTACTACCGGTTTACTACCGGTTTACCGGTTTACTTTATTTGAACCCATCCACTGCTTGCTTGGTCCAATGCAAAGCGCTGAAATATGGCCGCGCTGACGGCCTTTCTTGCATAGCTTTGGTCGGCCACTGGCACGGCCTGATAGATATCAGCCCACTCCAGCTGGTGCATTGATTGCAGTTCTTTTGGGACACTTGGCCGGCCAGAGCCTCTGCGCATGATGACCGCGCCTTTGGCATTGATGATGGACTGGACAAAGTTGCAGGCAGCATCACACGCGTCTTGGACTTGCTGCTGTTTCTTGTCGTTCTGCCGGTCGTTGGCTGCCTGCCTTCGGTCATCTTCCGAGGACATGGCTGGAACGACCAGCAGCACCATCTGCTCTTGAATGTCCCCATCTTCATCCAGCACAGTGTCGGCAAAGACATCACTTTGGAATTTGATTTCTCTGAAGTTGGGCTGGTATCGGGTTTTGACCAGACGCATATAGCGGGTCTTGGTCTCATCTTCAAACAGAATGCCGGTGAGGGTTGCATCACCAGTGAATGCAGAAGCTCCACGGGCTGTGGCATCTGAGTCTGACTTGCTGATGGTCTTGTTGGTATGGGTAATGATGCAGACTGGCGTGTCAAGTTGGATGTAGATGGTCTGCTTTAGGGCGGCAATGTATGAGCCGACTTCTGAGTTGTCATTCTCATTATCAATATCCATTGTCGCGTTTGCAGTATCAAGAACCAATAATGGCCGGACATTATCTATTGTGTGGTGAATCACATTATGTGCAAGCATGAGTAAATCCTTCACATTAGATCGCTTGGCATCGATGATGACAAACCACTGGGATAATGCTTTTGAATCAATACCATAATGGCGTGCATAGCCTGTCAGGGTTCTTTCGACTTGGTCACTGTCTTCAGTCACTATGATTGTTTTGCGTTTCTTGGTGGCTGTGAGTTCGCAGTCCTTGGCCTGTAAGCCTGCCATGACCATGCATAAAGAGATGACCGCTGTGGTCTTGCCAATGCCAGGCTGACCGGCCAGCACCATGAAGCTGTGGGCCCAGAAGCCTTTGACCATGTAGCGGATGGGCTTGATCTGGCCAATGGTCAATGTGCGCTCTGGCCAGCCCTGTGGTGCTTGGTCTAGTGCAGGCATGGTCACAGACTGGATCACCGCTGCAAAGTCTTCCACCGCGCTTTTTCTTTCGGCCTGCTTGGTTGGCGGCTCCCACCCACAATCTTTGGCGTGCTTGAACAGTGTGCCAATGCCAACACCTTTGCCCTGGTGAAAGCTCTTCCAGTGAGTCTCTATGTCTTTTGTCCCTGCAAACTTGTTGCCGGCCATGGACCATGTCATCCATGGGCCAAGACCTGCTTCTCCGAATTCGGTATGCAGCGCTTGGCCCAGCTCGATCCACTGGTCATAGTCGCAGTCTGGGGAAATATGGTGCAAAGCCTTAACTGCGCGATCAAGGTCGCTGTCTTCAAGCCTTGAGCCTAATTGGGTGAAGTCAAATGACTGGCTTGGTTGTGCAGGCTTTGGCTCTTGCAGCTGGTGCTGCTCAATGATGCCCCAGTCCATTAACAATTCATGCAAATTGACGGCCTCTTGGAATTCACCGACCACCGCATTGCCACTGAGTAGCACTGACTTGCCGGCACTGTTTGGCAGGCCAAATACCTCAAGCTCTTGGCCACCGCCTAGCTTGTACTTCGGCAGCACCTGGTCAGATTCTTTGGGTGGTTGGACCCATAAGAAGACATGACGGCCACGGCCTGAGACCGAGACCTCGGTCAGCATATTGTTGGCCTTGACATACTTGGCCATGCGCTGGATGGCCACATTGGTGGGGCCTGATGCGTGCTTCATGTCCACATCGAGGCAAACCAGATAATTGCCTGATGCGCTGATGATGGGGCGCTGCTGGACTAGGCCAAGATATTGGCCATGTGGGGCCTCTTCCATGGTCCAGACATCTTCAGCGTTATAGAGATCGCTTGGGTCTGTATCCCGTGCCACACCTTGGCCAGATCGCTTGTAGGGGATTTTTTTGGAGCCTTGCAGGGCAAAGGTGCAGAAGACGGCATCGGGGGCCACAGCGCCTATTTTGCAGGCCAATGTCTGGGACTGGTTGAACGTGTCTGACAGGGGTGTTTCAGTTAGAATTGGCACTGAAATTCCTTTAGTTTGGGGTTTCATTTGTTAGTTGCCATTTGACCTGATAGCGCGTAAACGCTGTCAGGTCTTTTCTTTTGGCAGGGATTGGATTCTATTCTTTCGCCTTTTCTTTGACTAGGGAAGATGCAGCCACCCTCTCACCTACTAGGTCTTCGCTGACCTCGACCCCAAGTTTTAAGACAGCACTGGGGCTTTTGAGTTCCCACGCAATGAGCAAGTCTTTGAATGCTTCTTGGACCAGCGCCTCATCCTTCCAAAACTTGGTCTTGCGGCCAATGCGCATGGTCCAGCCTTGGATTGACTTGCCACTGGCCAACTGCTCTTTGGCGGCAGACTGCACAGCATCGGCCCATGCGGCCATCAGGACAGCGTCATCGAGCATCTCAGGGGTAATGCTTGTGTCAGGCAGAAAATCGTTCCTAGCGACCTCTTGGACCTTCTCACGCATACTGGGGCAAATGGTCTTGGCCTTGCAGTACCGGCAGGCATCAGGGCTTGGGTTGGTTGGTGCATCGCTTGAGAGCGCCAGCTCTGCTGCTGACAGCAATCGCCTGCCATGCAAGTTCAAGTAGTTTCCAGACACTGTCCACTTGCTGTGGCCCACCCGCGGCTGGAATATGTGCATGGTGCAAGTGATGCTGCTTGGCGCTTTGAGTTGCCTCATGGCGCCCAATGCATAAGTCAGCAGCTGCTTGTTGTCTGTGGCATCCACGGCCACACGGCCCGTCTTCAGATCGATGACATGGAGATGGTCCCCATCGACCAGAATGGCATCAGCCGTGCCGCCAAGCGCTGGGTGCAGAGACTTCAGACCCTCATCGAGATTGACCTCAATCAGCTTTTTTCGGGGATTTTCGACCAAGTTGTTGACAAAGTCGGCATAGCTTTGGGCCATGGCCACATGGTCTGGATCAGTGCCGGCTGGCACTTCTTTGCCAGACAGAATGATCTCTGAAAGCTCATGGATGGCAGTGCCAATGGCAGCCGCCTCACCTGCTGGCTCATAGGGCATGAGGGATTCGAGGCGATAACTGCCTGGGCATTGCATGAATCTGTCTGTGCGGGATGCTGAGAGGCGAGCGTGTTTTCGGGTTTCGTGTTGCATGGTTTTCTCCTAGTTAAAT